GCCCTCCATGTCTACACCGAGTTGTTGCAAGGCATTAGAGTATTTTTCGTTTCCGTTTTGTGCCTGCCCCATCCTTTGGTTGAAGCGCCCTACCATTTTTTCCATTTTCTCGTGGGATATTCCGTTTTGACTCGCCCAAAAATCTAATTCTTGGTACATTTTGGTGCTTACACCGGCACGCTCAGCGCCTTTAGCAATAGCATCAGCATTTTCTGTTACCTTGTTTGTTAATGCTAATAAGCCACCGCCCGCGGCTGCTGCTCCCCCGGCTATTACCGCAGAGAATTTCGACCATGTTTTTCCGACGGTAGTCATTTTATCTCCAATATTCGTGAGGCTAGCGCCACCGGATTCCATTTTTTTGCTTAACTTGCCCCAACCAGACTCCGCAATGCGTTGTTTTTCCCGCATTTCCTCGAGTTCTTTAGAGACACCATCAATGTAACGTTCTAAATTATTTAAAGCGGCAGCTTGATTGTTATATGCACGTTCTGCTTTCTCAGCCTCTTTGGTTCCAGCTTTTCCTTCTTCAATTAATTTGTCGTATTCTTCTTTAGCTGCTTGAGTCGCTTGTTTTTGTACTTCTAATTTTTTATTTAATCCTTTTAATCTAGTTTCGTACTTACCAATCGACTTATCGGAACGATCAAACGCACTCATGTTCGACTTCATTTCAGAGTTGACTGTTTTTAATCTATCCTTTAACCCTGTCAATCCACGCTCTACTTTCAAGCTGTCCAAGTCTAACCCGATACTCAATCCTTCTATACGTTCAGCCATAACCTACCTCCTTTCTATATAAAAATCCTATCCTCCGAATGCAGAGATTAAAGATTTCTTTTGCTCCGGTTCGTTCTTTTCTTTTAATATGTCGAGTAAATATTGATAAGGCATGTCCATAATTTGCTTAATATCCATGCCCTGACTCATTAACTCTTTCACGACTTTATCTGCATATTTTGACTGTTTTTCCCAAGAGAAGTCGGCATCTGTTAGCTTTTCTTCTCCTTCAAAAACTTTTTTGTTTCATCAGTTTGCTCCCCTCTAGCAATAAAGAATACTTGCGATTGAAGTTCAGTTATTGCGTCTGGGGCATGAAGTCTATTGTATAAATCTTCTTTTGAAAATTGATTCCCATAAATTTTAGTTACCAAATCAGCAAGTTTGTCCATTTGATCTAATTCAGACATGTCTTTCTTTTCTAATTCCTCCATCATTTTTACTGATTGTATGGTAAAACTGAAAGGGATGAACGGAGGCGTCCAAAACTTCTCTAATTCAATTTCCGCACCTTTTACAGCTTCTTCTGTATTTTTTACGAGTTTAATCATATTCCTTCTTAAATTCGCCATTTTTTTCCTCCTAAATAAAAATTAGAGCAGGGAATATATCCCTACTCTTAACCTTCTAATGCATCGAGTCGTGAAATAATGTCATTGTATTGTTCTTCGGTTCCGAAACCATCATCACCCTTGTCACCTTTTGGACCTTGTGCTCCTTCTGCGCCTGCATCACCCTTGTCACCTTTTGGACCTTTAGGACCTTGCAAAGATGCAAGCCATTCTTCTTCTGTGCCTTCAAATCCATTGTCAACCGCCACTTGGTATGCCGATTTACCAGGGTTTCCCTTTGGTCCGGGTTCTCCGGAACCACTTCCGCCCTTAACATTGCGGATGTAATTCACGACTTCTCCTGTTTTCGCTCCGTGTGTGGTATAACCAACGGTAGTACCGGAACCATCTAGGTTTTCTACCAATTTCCCATCGGCGCCCACTCGAACAGAAACGCCACTCCTTAAATCTTCTCCCGCTTCGACATTCCAACTTGTCTTGTTAGTGATTAAAACATTTATTTCTGAGTCTTTTTTTAGTTCGCCGGTTGAAACGAAATCGGGTATTTCGCCTTCCTGTGCTAATCTAATACGAATGCGATTATCTTCTTCTGTTTTTCCGTTAACCGTTAGTGCAATCAGCCTATGATTAGGGATATTTTCATGAACAACTGCCTCAAAGTTTGTCATTATCCTTCGACACCTCCATCATTTCCGCCATCAGGATGTGGCATGCCAAATATTTTTTGGAAAATAGCATCTCGATTTGTGGTTTCTCCTTTAGCGTCTTGACCAAAAAGTACAGATTTTTCGTCAGTAAATCCATCGACCTTTCTATCCATAAACTGCGCTTCCATTTCTTCGCTCGAAAATTCTACAGAATCCTCTTTTGTATTGCCTTCGATAGACGGACGAGTAAACAGTCCTTTAGGTAATCCCACGTACTGCTTAGAGCCATCTTCGTATGTTTTTGCAAAGATAACTCCTACGTAAGGCGCTGCATCTCCTGCGCCCATCGCAGTAAGCCCTTCGACTGTTTCAAGTCCTAACAATACTTGCTTGTCCTCGATAGGGATAGTGTGAAAGCCTGCTGTAACGGAAATGTCTCCACTCGACACTGCCATTTCTGCTGTTTTATTATCGCCATAAGCGCGAACGATTTCTTGTTCCATTTCCACAGTGATAGTCTGCAAAAACTTAACTCTTTCAATCGCAGTCGCTGTTGTTCCGTCGTCTACTACACCGTAATAAAATTCATCTACACCGGTAGCAGCTCTATAATTTTTCTCTGCCATATATATTTCCTCCTATTTTTTTGATATAAAAAAAGACAGCCTATAAGCTGTCAAAATCATCTCTATATGCTTTACCTCTGTATTGTCTTGCATCTCTATATATATTAAAGTCCTTGTCCCATTCGTCCGTGCCCGCACCTTGATGAAATCCTATATTCCACATGACATGTCGTATTCTTAATGCTAATTTGTCTCTGGTTTTCCTATCTTTTGTCCAAACATCAATTTGTATTAGGTAATCATCAGTCATCCAAGTATCATCAGCATAATCTTTGGGGAGGGGAACGTCTAAAGGGTCGATGACAATATAAGGCTTGTCAACTTCGCCAGTCGCCGGGTATTCATAAAATTTTATTCTACCTAAAGTTAGTTCTTTGATGTATTCATCGGCGACCAGCGCATCATAAATTTTATCTAGCATTATATCCCCTCCCGTATGGACTGTTTGATAACTGCTCTATATGCTGATTCTGCATTTCTTAGGGCGACCGCTATCCTCCCTTTACCACGAGGATTAGGGTTTTTTACTGTTCCAAATTCGTTTAGATGGATAATACGATACCTGTCCTTAGGACCTTTCCAGTGTACTTTAATTGTCCTTACCCCGCCAACCGTCATTGGACTTGATATGGTTATTTCCTCGATAGATGCACCTGTATCACGAAATGTTTGGAATTGTCGTTTTAATTCAGCGACAAATACTTTTGCTCCCTTTTCTAGGGCTTTGTCACTTACTTTTTGCATTCTTTTTGCGCCTAATCTACGTTCTAACTCAGCTAGTAATTTCGCTTCTCCTTTGACCTCGACGCTCATAGATCATTTTCCTTAGCTACTATATTAATAAAACTTCTATCTTGGACGTCCGGTTGTACATGATAAACGTTATACCGTTTATCCTTATATATTAAATCATCAATGGAGACATAGTGCTTATTTAAAGGGATATAATCGGGCATTGGGTCACGTATGATGATCGTGATGTCGGACGTTGTTCCGTTTGATTTTGCTAATTCCATATCTTTAAGCCAAATTTGGTCTACTTTAGCCCAACATTCATATAGGATTTGTTTTTCTTCTTCTCCGGGCTCGGGTCCGGGATTAGGAACGTATTCATAAAATGTTACAGGTGTTCTTAATTCGCCAGAGTGCAGTCTTGGTGGCTTATATTCAAACTTCCTCATTTTCATCACCTTCAAATACTAAAGTCATGCCTAAGTTATGAATTTGGCTAAGAAAGTTATCCTCGAAATATTCAACCGCATCATTATAGGAGTATCTAGCCCTTTCTATGACTAATTCCCTGGCATTTTCGTTATTCTCAATATCTATATCACCACATACGCTCCTTAAATAAGCAATAGAGGATGACAATATTTTTTTAATATAATCATCCTCGCGTGTATTTGTGATGTGCAGACTATTTTTAAGTTCTTGCACCAATTCTTCTGTGACCAATCAGATCACTCCTTTTAACCTTCTACGCCACCGCCGTCAATAGCCAAGTCATAGACCTGCGCTGCGTAATTATCCTTTGGCTTTCCTGTTGCGTACTGTTTTGCAATATAAAGTGTCGCATCTTCAAGCGCCATGGTTTGGTCGTACTTTTTCATCTGTTGACTTCCACCAATAGCAGCAACATATTCCCCTTGCACAAAGAATACCGCCTTACCTTCCGGGACAAATGTAGACTCTACAACGTCCGGGTTGAATGGCAAGCTAGTTATATAGAGACCTGCATCATTACGTACAGTCGCCTTAGCTTGAATGCCGAAACTGTCGAATGGATTAACAACCATAACCACTTTTCCTGCTACATTACGCTTTTTAAGCTCACCATCTTTGCCAACCGGTCGAATAGCTAGCTTTTCTACTACACCTTTCAACTCATTAATTGTGGTATTTCCACCTTCAAAAGTGAGTGTTCCGGCTGATGTTTTTTCGGTTATAGCTCCTGTTTCTTCATCTTTTTCATAAAGTAATCCGATAGGTTGATCTTGACCATTACCTGCAACAAATCCACGCTCTAATCCTGCTGACATTGCTTCGACTAGCATGGTTCGTACATAACGTTCAACCCATGCAGGTCCCAAATCTAGCATGTCATTCGAGATAGGGATAAACGCAGTAAGTTTTAATTGAGTAATAGTTTCTTTGCGGAACGTAGCGTTTAATTGACCTTGAATATCTCCAAATAACGGACCCCAAACCGCTGCTCCTTCAGGGTCACTATAAATAAACTCTGTAACAGCACCTAAATTGCGAATCCCTAGTTTTTGTAGTAAAGGGTGTTGTTCTACCAAATCCTCAAATACGCGCTCTTGTGTTGTTTTTGGTAACGTTTCTTCATCCTTGAATCCACCTTCTTCAATTACTGCATTAAAGAAAGTTGCTTCTTCAGATGTTAGTACATTGTGTCCTCTTGTGTTCATAATCGCACGATCTGCAACATCTGAATTTACTTGATCGAGAATACTCCCTTCGACATCCTTTGCTAATGCATCCATCATGTTCTGCATTGCCTTTGTTTGTTCTTCTTCGGTTCCGTTTTGCATCGCATTAGAAAATGCGGTTTTACTTTCATCAAATGACATTAATTTGATCGTCATAATCATTCTCCTTTATTTTAAATTTAAAAAAAGCTTACTCATCGGAGTAGGCTTTGATTTCGGATTATCATTTCCTTGTAATTCATTCAGAATGTCTTGCTTCAAGCTCGCAAGCGCATTGTCCAGCGTTTCCTTGTCAATTCCTGCTGGTTGTTTGTGCAATCCATTACGCAACCCATTAATCACAGGTTGGGGAATAGTGTTTGTTACACTTGCAGACATTTTAATATTTGGTTCTTCGAACATGATTTCGTCCACTAGTCCTTTTTCCATTGCCGACTGTGGAGTTAACCATGTTTCCTTGTTCATCAAATCCAATAATTCTGCTTCCTCCATACCGCTTTTAATGCGGTAGGCATTAGCAATCGTCTTGTTGGTTCCCTTCAGCATGTCGGAAGCATCGTCCATGTCTCTGTAATCTCCTATTGCTACCATTCCGGC